CTTTGTTTTCATCCACACTCCTTTACGCAAATAGCAAACAATTGACATCCGTTCTGCATCTTTCGTTAGTTTATTTATTGGCAAATTGCCGTGTGGTTCGTGAACATCCATCAGTAAAAAATCTCCCTCCCTTACATCAACCCCTACACCATATTGAGGGAAACACGTTTCTCCACCAGTATATTTACCCTGCTTCTCAAATACAACCAAGTTGCCAAATCCTTCTTCATCATCACCCTTATCTTGATGCACGGTTGTTCTAAAATTGATATTGGTTGTGACTGTTGTAAATGATGTGTTGCCGATTCTAAAATGCGTCTGTTTTGCCTTATCATTTTGCTTCTTGAAAAACGACGGTGTAAGATTTTTATATAAATTGTTAATTTGCTCTAATAAAGGTATTGTTTTTTCGTATTTTTTTGGAGAATCCATATTAAATCTACATACCCGGACATCTACTAGTGGTTTCTTTTTAAGTTTATTAAAAACGAATTTCTGACGAGGAGACCATTTATCAAAATAACCAAAAATATTTGTCATAATTCGAGGATTATCTAATACATTTTTTACTCCTTTTTTGGCACCTGAAGTGCTTCCTCTATTAGACGACCAATTGTGGGCGAAATCATTTACATTATTATAAAAATCATCCTTGTACTTATCATTCAATATATTTTTTCTAAATTTAAGGAGCAGTTTTCCTTCTTTTGTATACACATCGCAAGACTCTGTTATGATATTTTTAATTTGAGACGGTTTTACAAAACGGTTTAATATAGTATTTATTTTAGAATCCGGAATACTTTTTTCCACTATAAACGTTTTAATACCTTTTCTAGTTTCATTTTTAATAATCATATTACTACATTATAGTTCTATAAAAATTTGATTTTTGTTTTTTTGTTTTTTATAATTTTTTTATTACCCTACAGATTGATGACATATATGTTTATAACAACATTTCATTAAAAAACTAAAAACCAGTAAATGTTGTATTTAATTTACTTATATAAAGCAGTTCTTTATATTCGTTTTTTGTTTTAAAGTAGCCTTTTATTTGATGTTGTAACCAATATGCTCCCATAAAAAAAATTAAATAAATCGACGAAAGTAAAATTGGTTGATGTTTTACCTCTTTAGAGTAATTATAAATAATATATCCAAAAACTAGTATTCTACAAATGCCATAGAAAACCAATTGTATACACTTTAAATCTAACAATTTTTTATAGTATTGTTCTGTCTTTTCATTATTTCTTTTTAGAAAATCATAAACATAATATAATGGCAAATTAGATAATTCTATACAAATTAATGCTAATATCATTATTAATCTCATCTCATTTCCATATAAAAAAATACATTGTAAATAGTAAATAGCTGCCAAATGATGACAAATGTAGGCAAGTTTATCTATTTTTCTATTAAACCATAAATTATATGTGTCATAAATATAAAAAACCATCGGAAATAAAATGACTGCTGAAAATGATAAATCGTTTTTAGTTTTTAAATATATCACTCCTAAAATTATTGTTCCAATTGCGTTAAAAGCAGACAAAAAGTTTTGTCGAATGCTGTTATTATTGTTGTCATTAAAGTTATTGTTTTTTTCATTAATATTTTTTTCATTAATATTTTTATTATTATTATTATTAATATTAATATATTTTGAATTTTTTTGTAACACCGTTTCCAGAAAAGGCCAAAATGTAAGTAATATTGGAAGCATTTTTGAAGTATATAAATTTTTTATTAAACCTATTTTAACACATTTTTGTATTAAATACTTTTATACAACGGAGTTTTTTTTTGAAATTCAAAAATTAACAAAACTTAAAAGTATTTCAAAATGGAATCCCTTCAAATTTAAAAACAGGTTTTTCAGGTGGTGCTATAAAATCATATTTATGTTTGTTGTTCTCATATGTTTTTATGTTATGATAATAGCGTATCCATTGCTTTCTATTTTCTAAATATTGCTTACATTCCGCAACACTATAGAAATAATGTATTTCGCAATTACATTCTTTATATAAATTCAAATGCTCCATTTTAAGTGAAACATTTTCTTTTGTTACAAATGTTTCGTCATTTTTCGCAAAGTTCATTTTCAATTTTTTATATTTTTCAATGTTTAAAAATTTCAATAGTTCATTGACATAATTTAGTCTATAATTGTATTCCTTTATTGAAACTAGATTCATTCTTTCATTATACTCAAAAACTTCCCTCATATAAGAACCTGATGAGAAATTTATTTGTATTGTGTCATTACATTTTTTTAGTTCACCAGCATAATGCATAAAAATATCTGTTTTGTTACAAAATGTATGAAGACGGTGTATTATATTTGAATGTTTGGTTCCTAATTCATTTATATTTTGACATTGAATAAAATACATTTTTGGTGTTTCATTGTCACAAGTTAATAGCATCCACAAATATATTCCATCGTTTAATTCGTCCAAATTGTCATAATATAACGGTAATTTGGAATACAATTTTTCATAGTTAATGTAGCGATGATTAATTTCATAATGAATACCACTTATATCATTAAAAATACAACTAAAATTATTGACTGAAATAGAAAAATCTACAATGATATTGTTAATTTCAAATAGTTTCATGCTATAACTTCTGTTTTGATTTTTTTTGTAAGTTTTTTCTTTACTTTTTAAATGTTTTTATTATTTTCATTTTTATAATCCTTCAGAATTAAACAAACGATAAATTATATCACCATATAAAAAACAGTGTGTTTTTATTTTTAAATTTTATATAATGTTGACAAGGATAAGACTCATAGCATGAAATTGATATCTTATTTTTTCCAATTTCGCTATATTCTCCGATTTATTCAAAAAATTAAGAACATAATTATTATTATTAGAAGCATATCATTCATCAAAAAATACGAATCAATTTTCAAACTATGTCATAGTCAAAATAAGGGTCATTAATAATTTTATTTCGCATGACAAAATTAACTAATATAGACTCTTTTTGTGGCTCATATATTTTACAAGGTTCATACAAATCGGGAAACTCAATAATTTGGTCAAACATTTCATTTAGCAAAAGTCTATATAGTTTACCATTTGCCTTCCATAATCGTAATAAAATTGGTTTACAATATGGAAACTTTAAGTCGTCATAATGATGATTTATATACTCTAGATCACTCATAAAAATATATTCCTTACCTTCAATATTTCCATTATATTTACCTCTTAATTTCATATTTGGACGATCATGGTTTTTCACATCTATATAATATATTTTTCCTTTTTTAAGGTGAGATAAATTACTAATTTCTTTCATAATTTATTTTTAATAAATAGTTATAAATATGTTTATTTATTTATAACTATAAATTATTTACAAATTTATGTCTACCTCTATCGGTTGTGCTATAGCATATCCTTTTCTCTTGTTTGAACAAGGATTTTCAGTACAATTTCGCATATGAGCTGACAAACTTGACTTATTTTTGCCATTAAATACACCACAAAACTGACATAACATCTTATCGCTTTTATATTGTCCGGTTCCCATCAAAAATTTATTCAAATTTGGCATCTGCATTTCTTCTAATTTTTCTATCATTTGTTTTGACATTGTTTTTATCATATCAATTGCCTCCATTTTTTTAATTCCGAAATCAGTATATTCTTTTATTATTTCGGTCAAATCACGATTAATCATTATTTGATGCTGTTCTTTTACTTCTTTGTCCATTTTTGAAACCAATTCGGATACATGAATAGATAATTTATCCACTATATCTATTGCTACTTTAATCTTATTTAAGTCATATTCAGCATTCGGAACATACACTAAAATAAGGCCATTTATTATATCTATATGAAAATCACTTTTGAATGTAATTGGACTGTTTTGTGATAAAAATATTCCGTGCTTTTTTTGTAGTTGAATATCCCTCTCAAATTTCTTGACTTCTTCTGTATCTACAGTTCCTGTGTAATTTTTATTTTCAAATAAAATAGTTGGTTTATTCGGGTCGCATCTATTAACTTTAATATCACACGTCGCACTTTCACTTCCACATCTTAAAATTTCATCACTTGGCATTAATTTTTGAAGCACATAATATAGTTCTGTTTCCGATATGTTTCCCTTTAAGTTTGAATTATTTTTATATTTATTCAAGAAACAGTTCATTTCATTTGCTAATGTTTCTTGACTTTGCTTATTACTATGAACGTTATCTTTTACCTGTTGTATATTGCTTATTGTCCTTTCTTCACTTGATTGTATATAATTACAAATAGGTTGTTGGATAAGTGATACCATTTTACTGAATTGTTCGTCTATGTTTTTTACTATTTCACTACTTTCTTCTTTATTTGTTTGCTCTAATATTCTCTTTGTTGTTGAATTCATTATATTGAAGTGTTCTCGTAAAACCTTTTCTAACTTGTAATATCCTTCTTGACTACGAGGCATAAATTCATTCAATAATAGTTGTGTTTTCGCTACCAAATTGTCGTGATTGCGTTCCAATACTGTTTGCATATTACCTTTTTCATTCATTGCGTTGTTTTTCATTGCTTGTTTTAATTCTTCCATATAATCTTTCTTTAATTCCATTAATTTTAGTGAAAATCCAGTGTCAAATTTGTTTAATGTTGTATTTATTTCTGTTACCATTGACAGCAATTTTGATATATTATTATCATTCAATGTAGATGACAAATTGGTTGAAAGTTTTTTTATTATATCAATAAAAAAAAGATTTATTGTTTCTATATTGATATTCGGATGTTGCTGATAAAAAGAAATAACATCAGGATTTTTTATAATTATTCCTTTGTTTGACATTTGTTTTTTATATATATAGTGCTGATTTATACTTAAATAGTTTATTTCTTACTTTACATTGTTATTTCATTTTACAATAAAATAACAATTTCATCAACCAAACAAAATATTAATAGTTGAACCATTTACTTTGTTTGATATAAAAAAATGCTCTAATGAGTTTTTAATTTGTAAAGAATCATTAATATCATTTAATTCATTTTTATTCCCATTAGTTTTATACATATTTTTCTTTTTGTTATTTATTACCAGTTCATTATGTTCATTAATTTCAATAATTGATGACGGTAACTTTTCTGTGTTGTTTTTCATTGATCCTTATAATTTATATTTTATAATTTATATTTTATAATTTATATTTTATATTTTATAATTTATAGTTTGTTAAAAAAAATGAATTACTAAACTATTTTATATTTAACACATAATTTTCTAATTCTGATACCTAAAATTGAAACAAATGGAACACTTGTTGGGAAAAACTGTCATATTTCAAACAAAACGCAAACCTATGAAAAACAAAACATTAAAACCTATATTTCCAGAACACATATTTTCAGCAACAATTACACAGTTTATTGGCGATTTTGTTTTAATCACAAATATTAAATTACTTTTGAGTGAATGCGAATATAATGGAGAATATGGAAGAAATATTACATTACTTGCCAGAGATAAATTGTATTATGATAATAAGTCACATTACAATACAACTGCGAATAATTGTTTAATAAAAATTAAAAAAAATCTTTATTTTGATGTTTTTATGATTTATCAAAATATAGATTTGTTAAAATCTATTGAAAATCATAAATGGTTTCCAAATTTGTATGATTCTTGTTTCTATAATTTGAGTTCAATTGAAACAAATTTCGTACGTCAATTGCTTAATATTTCTTAACGAATTGTCTAATTAATTAACTAATTATTTAATGTTGCTTATGAAAAAAATGACTGTAGTTTGATTTAAACTCTTTATACTCTTTAAGTCGTTGAGCTCCCACTTGTGCTTCTACATAAATTAACCTTATTACACGAAAATAGTAATACCCTTTGGGTAAGTCTTGTGGAAAAACAAACGATATTTTTTTTGGTGAATAATATTTTATTCTTATTTTATTAGGAACTTGCGAATATTTTCCGGCATAGTCTATTTTAATATACAGTTGCGTCGGATGAAATTCAGAACCGTCTATAGTTATTTCATTAAACTTATTATTTGATGTAATTATGGGACCATAATTATATATTTCTGGAATTAAAGATTGTTCTGCTAATGTTTTATTCCTTGTCAAATTTATAGACATTCTATTTCTTGGTAACCCATTCGGTTGTAATGTAGCACCTATATCTGGCTTCACAAATGGGATCACTGTATTAATCAAAAAATTAAACGATTTTATACTTGCTGAATCTAAATATTTCGCTTTTATCAGTCCAGTTGAATCCAATATATTTCCAGTTGTTTCCAAATTTGCCGTCCATATTTTTTTATTTGTTTGATTTTGACTTAAATCAGTAAAAGTTATGTTTTCAATGGGTTTTATAAAATATCCAATATGTTCTTCCATTGTATTCAGAGTTTCATTTAATATAACTTCATCATAAGTAACAGTTAGTAATGCATTTCGATTATTTCTTGTAAATTCTAATAAACTCAATGAAATATCTATTGGTCTGGGTATAATTGTATTCATGGATAAACCTCTTGTTTCTTTATTCGTTCCCAAATAAGACGCAGTAAAAAAAATATTGGATGACGATGATTTAAATTCACCTTTAGATGAAACAACTATTTTACATATATTTCCACTTATTTCACTATAAGTCAAATTAAGTTTCAATTTTGCTTCTTTAGGTTGAACCTTTATTAATTCTCTTTGCTGTAATGATGAAAGCGTTTCTTGAATTCTATTTGAACTTAAATCATTTGTAAATTCAACAACAATTGTTCCTGATGTGTCTTGATAACTTAACACATCGTTTGTTACATAACTTGAAACATTTGGATGGAATTCTATAGAATTTACTTGCGGAAAAACGCCACTCATATCTACATCAACCGTTACACTTTGTCCCCTATATTTGCCTTTTATAGTCGCCTTCAAATTATTCACATTCGTTATTTCTTTTTTATAACGAATTCTCGTATTCCATTGTTTCCTATTCCCTTCTTCTCGTGTGTAATATAAAAGTTCCCAATACTCATATGGTGATACATTTATAAAATCTCTTGTTATATCCTCTAATATTTCATAATCTGTATTAAATGTTACATCTATTATCGGATTCTTTGCCGAAAAATTGTCACTATTTTTGGTTGGATTTTGTTCTAGTTGGGGTATAATTGTATTTATATGAAATATAGCAGATGCATCTCCAGCATAAAAATTATTGTCTATTTTTATAAACGCATTCGAAATATCTATTTCACCATTTATGTCTATTTCACCTCTGAAATATCTGCCTCCATTATAATCATTCTTTGTTGTCTTATCTGTCCTGTTAAAATTTCTTATTACCATCTTTTGAGATGGTCCAAATAATATTTTATTTCTTATTTCTTCATCATCTCTTTCTTCTAATGTTGTATTAAAAATCATGTCAAAATATACTTTTCTTTTGTAATCATTATTACGAATAAATCCATCCAAATATGTAAATGTATTTTTTTCTGGATACAATAAATTTGTTATATTTATTTGCTCTAGTCTTGGTATTATTACTTTTACATCAAATATGGTTCTTTGAGTGTAATTTCCATTATATATTAATTGAATATATGTATCATATTTTTCAACTTCTCCTATTATAGTTATTATTGCAGTCCATTTGGTTTTATCTTTGCTATCATTTTGTAAATCACTTATAATTATATTTTGAGATAATTCATAAACCAAATATTGCTCCAATATATTAGCACTTGGTTCTAACAATTCTTTCGTAAATTTGAATTCTATACTGCCTGATATATCGTCATAAGTAAAATATGTTTTTGATATTTTTATATATTCCGGTTCAGGATAAACAGTGTTTATATAAAAATTATTACTCCAATTTAATCCATAAAAATCATTTACACTTACTATAAAATTCGTTGATATATCACGGTCAGCAGTTAATATAGACGTCCATTTTGTCTTGTTTAGGCTACTAGTAAAATCTGACAATGATATATCAATTTTATCAACATTCACAAAACTATTTATTGAAGTGTCTTCTAGTTCTTTATTGAATGTTATTGATAATTCACCAGATAAATCTAAATATGTTATCGTGGATGCATTCAATATTATGTCATTTTCTGGATTCTCAATTTTTGGTATTATTGTATTTATTTCAAAACTTGCATCAAATGTAGGCAATCCATAAAACCCTCCAAAGGATACATCCAATACTATATCTTGCTCTACTAATGATTCTATTGTTGTTTCCCATATTTTTTTAAAATCATCAACTGGTAAAAAATTCCCGTATGCAATATTGTCACTACTTTCAGATACTGAAAAGTAACTGTTTATACTTGAATCTAATATTTCTTTATCAAATGATAATTGGATGGTTCTAGATGACCCGGCATATGTTAAATTTGATGGTGTTAGTATAATTTGTTGTATTTGTGGTCTTATTGTGTTTATTGTCGCTAGGTTTATTATTTGTTTTGAACCATCCCTAAAAATATTTCTTGGGTAGGTTGTATACACATACATATTATTGTAACTTAAATCAAAATTAAAAGACACATTCCCGCTCCATTTTCTATAACTTTGTTCTGAACTTAAATTACTAATTGTATAATCACTATTGTCCAACGTTATTTCGTTACTGTTGTATTGAATACTACTATTGTATATGAAAAATAAACTTGTAGTTATAGAAATATAGTCGTTAAAACTTAGATCATTAATAAAAAGTCCTGATGTATACACATACACGAAATTAAAACTTCTATTAATATAATCAATATTTGATAAATCAATACTTGATTTAGTATTTAAGTCACCATAATGACGAAATTCGGGAATTGCGGTATTTACTTTTACTAACGCAGTTTTTGAAGTTCTATTGTAATTTATATTTATATTTCGATCAACCGGGTTGCGAAATCCGCCCAAATTAGGAATTATTGCCACAACTCGAAATATATAATGAAATGTGTAATCATTTATTTTTTCTGAAGAATCAATTACAAATTCATCCGAATAATCTAGATAACTTTTTATTTCAAATTCGGTTTCTAGTACTTTTGTGTTAAATTTAATGGTTAAAATACCAGATGGGTCAACATCTGTTAAATAATTAAAAACATTATTGCTTTTAAATGTAATATTTGACAACTCTGGTATTACTGTATCAATTTCAAAATCATATTTTGCACTTGTGTCATAATATGACATATTTATAAACGCATTTGAAACGTCTATTTCTCCGCTTATGCTCATTATTGCTTCCCATATTTGGTTTGAAGAACCAATAACTGGGTTTAAACTTTCAATAACGACATTTTGCGATGGTTCAAAAGTTAAATATTTATTGCTTAAAAAATTACTACTTGGTTCTAAATATGGTCTGGTAAATTTAAATTGCAATGTTCCGGATGTATCTAAATAAGTGAACTGATTGTTGCTTGTATCCTTAATAATAATAGACGATACATCTGGTATTATTGTATCTATTATAAAATTATAATTCGCACTTGTGTCATAATAAGACATTTTTACAAACGCATTTGAGTAATCTATTTCTCCGCTTATACTTACCAATGCTTCCCATATTTGATTGGAAGAATCTGTCGCATTTAGATTTTCTATTATCAAATTGTTTGATGGTTCATAGGTTAAATAATTAATAAAATTACTACTTGGTTCCAAATATGGACGCGTTAGTTCAAATCGCAATGTCCCCGATGTATCCAAATAAGTAAATTTGTTATTACTTATATCATTTATAATTATGAAAGATACATCAGGTATTTCGGTTTTTATTTGTATTTTGTCTTCATAGTCCGTATCAGAAATTGTTTCATACCCTGTATAATAACTAAACATAAATGTCGCATTATCTATATAATAATCGTTATCATCAATTTGGATTGTTCCCGTCCAACGTTTTGTGTTATTGAGCGATAAATAGAAACCAGAATTAGGTGTTATTGTAAAATTATATGAATTATCTGGAGTAGATTTGTATAGAAATATATGGTCTTTTATATTACTTATAGTTTTTTCTACATTAAATGAAATATCTAATATTGCTGAATTATCCAAATATGAAAATTCAGTGCGACTTAATTGGATATTGACATCTCGTTCCCTTGTGTCTACTTGAAAATTTACAGATGTATCCATATTATGAACACCATATGTGTATATATATCCAAACTTTACATCTATTCTAGAATTCAAATTATATTGATGTTCTTTTACTTTCACTATTGCCTCCCATAGAGTATTGTTTTTATACTCACTTGATTCTATATATAAAAATGATGAATCTGTTGGAAACAATATTGACCCATTGAGCGACAAATCTATATCTTCATTTGTGCCTACTATTGGTTTCGAAAATTGAACTTGTAATATTCCTGATAAATCTGTTGCATCAGAAATATATGGATATAAAATGTTTTCCATTGATATACCTGTAATTTCAGGCAAAATAGTATCATAACTGAAATATTGCTCACCAGAAATACCTATTCGCGATATATGTTGTGAGGTTGTTTCTAATCCATTTACTATTATTTTTGCATTTGTTCCCGAAACACCTATTTCTGTTGTTAATACACTCGTCCATATGCTTTTGTTAGATGTTTGAAAAGTAGTAATTGAATAATGATTATTTAATGGTTTAATTTGTATTAATGAGTCAATATTTGTTTCTACTATAGGTCTATTATAAGTAACCACAATGTTCGTAGATAAATCATTGTAATTGAAATCTGTTTTATCAAATACTACACTTGATACATCTGGTATTATTGTATCTATTGAAAAATCATAGTTTGCACTTGTGTCATGATAAGACAGTTTCACAAATGCATTTGGGTAATCTGTTTCTCCACTAATGCTTACTATTGCTTCCCATATTTGGTTGGAAGAACCAGATACAGCACTTAAGTTTTCAATAATTAGATTTTGACTTGGTTCAAAAATGAGATAATTATTATCAAAGAAATTATTACTTGGTTCCAAATATGGACGCGTTAGTTCAAACCTTAGTGTTCCCGATGTATCCAAATAAGTAAATTCATCGTTACTTATATTGTTAATAATAATAGACGATACATCTGGTATTATAGTGTCCATATTTAAGGTTATTGATGAATTAAGTATTTCACTAGTCGTATCATAAAATATATGTAATGTTGCTGATGTATCTATTTCATCTATTATTGTTATTATTCCATTCCAACTTGTATCTATTATGACAATACTTGAATCTAATATAAAACCTATATCTTGATTATTTGAATTATTTTTTATCGTCAAATTGGATGTCAAATCTGCGCCACTTGCGTCATTTGTATCAAATACAATTGAAATAGGTGTGCTCGTATTTAAATATGTAAATGTTGAATTCGATACATAAAGTTCAACTCCTCTTTCTAATGTATCTATTTCAAAATTTATAAAATCATTTATATTATGAGTGCTATTTAATGAACCATAATTATAACCATAATTGAAACTTATATCATTTACAATATTTTTACCATATTCTGATATTCTCAACTCTAATTGCCATATATTTTGGTCATTATGTGTTATTGTTAATGGTCTCAAACTATGACTTAATGGTGTAACGATAGTTATAGGACTAGGATTTGCATTGGATAAATCGTAGTATGCTCCACTTCGGTCTATAAGTGACTTCGTAAATTCAACACTTATTATACCACTAAAATCTGGATAACGAATTCCACCATTTGTAATGCTAATATTAGACACATCTGGTAATATAGTATCATAACTAATTATTGTACTTAGTGATATTCCATTAGATGTAAATGGCGACGAAACTTGAACCCCATTGACCGTTACACTTTCGTCTGTTCCTTGTAAACCTATATTTGCTACACTTATTACCCCTTTGAATACATTTTTGGTCGGAGATTCTGAAACTAATGTATTTATACTTATATTTGTTGGATTTGATAATTCAATTAAATCATTTATATTTGTTTTGCCTCTTAAATCTCTATCAAATGTTACTATTATTTCACCAGATGTGTCATTATATGTTAAAAATAATGAACTTGGATCAAACACAATAGAGGATACATCTGGAACATCTCCATATATATTAAATTTTTCGTTATACCCAGTTGATGCACCATATCCATTTACACTTATGTCAAATTGTGTTTCTATATTTAGATTACTACTTAAATCTACATTTGCAGACCATTTTCGCGTTAAATTGTTATAACTTAAATCTGAAAATATAACACTTGATGGCGTGTAAGTTAAATAATTATAAAATATCTCTTGAGCACTTTCCAACAAATCTTTGTCAAATTGGACTTCAATTACACCCGATGTATCCACATACGTTAATTCAATTGGATTCAATGATATATCTGTTGCTTTTGGTATTTTCGTGTAAAGTGTAATTATTTCATTTGCACTTATATCCTCATATCCATTATTATAAGAAAAAATTAAATTCGCTATTGTATCTTTTTCGTCAATGTTTTGTATTGTTCCTTGCCAAATTTTGAATGAAGTATCCCATATTGAATTTATTATTGAAAAATTTATACTTGCGTCTGAATCATTATTATCAGTTAAAATTATATTGCTTGATATATCTACTGAATTATTATACACATCTTCTGTATTAAATGTTATTATTAGAGATGCATCATTATTTATATAATCTATTTGTGTTCTAGATAATGCAAAACTGTTTATTTTTCTTGGTCTAGTATCTATTATAATATTTTCGGAATATATTTTCCCAAAATAATCCACTAGTATTACAGCAGATGAATCTATATTTGATTCCAAACTTGCATTTAATATCCACTCGCTTCTTGTAGAACCTTGTGAAATACTATTTGGTGTAATATATGTTCCACAACTTATATCGTTTAAGGATAAATCAGAACCAACCAAAAGTAATGAGTCAAATGTTATTTTAAAATCTTTGCTTGTATCATAATATTCAATGTTGCTATAACTTATGTCAACTACATATGGATATAAAGTATATATTATAATATTTTCGGAATATATTTTCCCAAAATAATCCACTTGTATTACAGCCGATGAATCTATATTTGTTTCCAAATTTGCACTTAATATCCACTCACTTCTTGTAGAACCTTGTGAAATACTATTTGGTGTAATATATGTTCCACAACTTATATCGCTTAAGGATAAATCAGAACCCACCAAAAGTGATGTGTCAAATGTTATTGTAAAATCTTTGCTTGTATCATAATATTCAATGTTGCTATAACTTATACCTATGGGTTCAGGAACTATTGTATTTATTGTTTTTGATGTTTGTCTTGTTATTCCATTATAATAAATATCAAATGTAAAATTTCTACTAACGTCGTATGGATAATCAAAAATTAATTGCCAATCAGTAGGACTGCTATTTGATAAATCAACATTGATTAAACTTGCATCCAATATGAAATCATTTATAGATAAATCTGTTACATCTTCATTAAACTCTATAGCTAAAGTATCAGAGACATTATTGTAATTAATATTCGTTAATAAATGAAATAAATAGATGATTTGTGATGATACCTGTGTCCAATTTGATGCTGTATAAGAAGTGTAATTAACACCCTGAAATGCCTCTATACAATTGGCTTCGTTATCTTTATCTAATGTTTTATTAAAAAAGTAATAATTATTTGTTCCTATACGTTTTGAATATATCTTATTAATTTTACTATTTTGGAAGAAATATAAATCTCCTGTTTTATTAGATAAGCTAGCTGTTCCCAAATGAACTTCTAGTCCATTAGATGAACCATTCTTTTGTCCCATTCCACAAAAGCACATATGTTGATATTGTGTTACTGTATCTGGTAAATATAACTTTTTTAAATTAAAACAATTTAAAAAGCATTGAACACCAATAGTTAGTATTTTAGTATTTGATAAATTTATATATTCAAGGTTATTACAACCTTTAAAAAGCCAACATTGATTTGAAGTCTTTGAACCCCCCACAGGTGATGAAGTAGTACCTGCAGCTCCAACAATTGACGTAATTGAATTAGGAAAATAAATAAAATTTAAATTTATTGAATTAATATTAATTTCAGTATTAAAAGCGTTAGGATCGACATGTGTTATAGTAACACTATTTACATATGTTTCGATAAATACAGTTGTAACTGAACTACTATTAAACGAAGATACACGATTATTCGTATAAACAACACCATTAATTTCTGTAGTCAATAAATATTTATAATACTCCAATCCTTCATTAAAATAAATAATATCCACTTGTTCGCCAGTATTTTCCAAGACCCAATTTCCGCCATATTTGAGATTTCCGGTTTGGTCTTCGGATGCTCCGACCGTTACACCTTCTATTTGACTTTTAATTAAATCATAGTATTTTTTCCATGTATCGTATTTCAAACTGCTACACGCTAAAAAATCAACGTTTTTAATATTATAAGTTTTTATTACATCTAAAATAAATGTTGAATTAGAATTATTTACAACATCACCATTTGATACATCAAAAAACCCTTTATTTTCTAAAAAGCGCGTTTCATTCTCATGACAACAAAATGCTAATCGGTTTAGTTTATTCGTATTCACTTTTTCAAGCAATTTTTGAACAATATTAATTGAAACATCATATGAATAAATAATACCAAAAGTATCTTCATTCAACGAATCAAATAGTAATTGATAATCTGACACATTTGAATCAATCAAAAACACATTTTTATATGAAGTTGTTGTGTTGTCATCTTTGCTTAAAGAATGAATAAGTGTCATATTTAATATAATATAATATTAAGATTATTGATTTTTTACATTTTAGTATAAATCAATAAAAGTGTAAATTGTAAAATAATTGACAAAAAAATGAAACAAATTTATAAAACAATAAGTATCACAATTATTTGCCCTCTCCTTCCCCTAAACAGAAAATACTTAAAGAATGCAACTTATTTCCATTATTGTCATCTTATTAGGTTCCCATATTGACACCCTATTGAAAGACCGTTGTAGCCTTGTTGCCAACTATTTCTATGAATCCGACCCACAAGAGAAACCCTATATTTACATTTCAGGAGGAATCAAGCACGCCATTGAAAGCCAATCTGAAGCCTATTTGGCAACTAATTATATTGCCAATTCGTCTTCTGTTATGACCAACTACATTATAACCGATAATGAAGCACAAAATACTGCCGAAAATTTCCGAAATTTCAAATGCAAATTTTACGACCAACTTGCATTTGAAGAACAACAAAAATTGAAAATCGTGATTGCGACATCCAAGTTCCACCATAAAAGAGCCAAAAAATTCTTTGATTCTTATTTCCCTGAATATGAGGGGAAAGAATCATGGTTACTCGGAGACAAATCGTGCTATTATTGTGCGAATGACGAAAAGTTTCATATTCAAAATGTTGAAAAAGATGTAGCTAAAGCCCCTGCTAATTGTATGCTAGTTTAGATTGTATTTGTTGTATAGTATTATGTAGTTTTATTTTGTGTTTGTATTTGTTTTATTTTGTGTTTGTATTTGTTCTAATTAAGTATTTTAATTTTTTTTCTTTAATAATATTATTTATATAAAATATGAATGAAATAGTTGAACTAATTTGTGTTAAAGAAAGAAACAAATTACGTGTAAAAATAATTACACCTGGTTACTTAAATACTGCAAATTGTCAATTTCCAAAAATTCTACGAGTAGAAGGTAGAAAATTTCAAGTGAAATCTACAGATATAAAATTAATACAATCAAGAGGAAAATACTTTTATTCAATTGCAAGCAAAAACATTCTTAATTTAGACACCACTAGTAAAACCAATTCAGAAACACAAATAAATAAAATAACACAAATATTTGAAGACGAAACTACAAACGAATGCTCTGTTTGTTTAGATAATGAAAAAAACATTGTTTTTAATTGTGGTCATTTATATACGTGCCATGATTGTTCTTATAGGCTTAATAAATGTCCTATATGTAGAATACCTATAACATTGAGAATCGATAAAAATATAATGGGCTAATTTATTATAATGTTTTCTTTACACCTTTTTCTACACCAAATTTTTATTAAAATTTGTAAAGAAAACAGTTATCATCTTCTTTTTCCACCAGTTTTCCAGCAATCTTTCTTTCAGCAAAATAATACATTCCAACTCCCAATAAACATCCAATTGTTGCACCAATAATTACTTGTGAAACAGTATGATGATCGTATTTTACTCTTTGATACATCGTTAATATACTAATAAGTAAATAAAACAAACTTATATAATTATCCTTTAAAAAGAAAGTCAAAAATGTAAAAGCATAACCACACGATTGTGAGTGACCTGAAGGCATCCCATAAATATGATATTTTTTGTTATTTCGTTCCACATATTCTTGATTATTTTTCAACATTAAGTCAAACAAATGAATATTTATACACGGTCTTCTTATTCTAATTATTTTTTTCAAAACAAAATTCATTACAGCACCTAAAGAAAGACCAACAAAGAAGTAAAAATAAAGCAACAAATTTTTTCGTAATGTAATTAACCCCAGTAAAAATATTGCTTTATCCATATATTCACCCACATAGTAAATCAAATTAGTAACAATGTGCGTTATATTTGTCCATTCATTTATTGGTGTTATAATTACATCTGGTACTGTTTTTTTCAATTCCATAATATAATATTATAAATTTCTTAATTTATTATTTTATTACAAATCTTTAATTTTTGTTACATTTGGTAAATATATTCATACATCAATGTTAAAGTCCAATCACTTCCATTTAAGTTTAGAATAAATCCAGCATCATCTATCAATTTTACACCAATACGATCCAAATCCACAGGTCCATTATATTCTCGTATGTTATCTTGTAATTGTCCGGCGGTTTCCACTATTCGGTCTCCAATTGATAACCCATTATGCTTCAATGGGATTATGGCTAATATATCAGATTCGTTTGGTGAACTTGAATAATAATTTATTCTGTTTTTGTGTTTCATTAATTCATTAATAGTATATATTTGTGCTTGTGTAAGTGTTCTTGGTGCACTTGGTAAAACAGTAACAATATTATCATTGCAGTCTGCTTCATTGAGAGGCATATGATGATTAAAATAAGAAGGCACTGAAATATTTTCGTCTATGTTTGTAATGGTGACTAAATTATTGGTTGTATGATTGCGTTTAAAATCGTCTACAACTAAATATAAATATTTTGGACCTTTAAGGTCTGGAATCGATTCACTTATATTACCACTTTCAGTAACATTTACTTCGTCTTGTCTAAATCCAAGTATCCATCCTAATGTAAGATTTTTATAAGACCGCAAAGTTGAAAAAATGTTGTCTTCGTTTGAATGCAAAAAAGGTTCCGATTTATCAAAAAATATTATTTTTTCTATTTGTTCTGAAGGCAAAATTATTTTTATTTTTCCGGTGTTTACATTATATGTAAATGTATCGGTAGTTATATCCAAATTTTGCTTCAATTTTATATTAAGTTGTTCTACCAGTTGGGTTAGATTATAATTTCCATCATCAACTATTATTGTAATTTTTTCACCATTTTTTAATAATAAATAAATCACATTGTTTTTTTTTTGACTGCTAATTAGATACCAATTGAAAGGTATAGAAAAACTGTGTAATTTTATATTTATAATTCGCTTCATTTTTTCACTTAAATTAGCAACATAATTTGTTTTTGGAACACCTTCAGGTAAATATTGACTGTCCAAAACTAAAAATCGTTTTTCGGTTTTATTTACAAGAGGATTAATATCACCTTCTTTAACCTCACTATTATAAAATTCATTCATTGGTTCATTTTCATTTTCATTTTCATTTTCATTTTCATTTTCATTTTCAGTATCAAAGGTTTCAATAAATTCTAATAAATTGTTTTTTACATTTTCATAAAATTCGGCCAATGGGTAATTTTTTTCATTTATTGACTTACTTATTAGAGTGTTTGAACTATTTATGACACTTTCTGTTTCCAAATCATCTATTTTTAAAATTTCCATTAATTCAGAAATTGTATAATTTAATATATTATTCGGTTGTATAGTAACCATAATATATTAAATGATTGTTTTTTTATATTTTGTTTTTATATTTTGTTTTTTATATTTTGTTTTATTTTCGAAATTCATTTCAAAAAATTATTTGCCTTATTTTGTAAAACAGAATACCTTGAATCATTCAACGATTTTTCTAACACACCCCACGGTGTAAATTGTGACAACGATTCCATTCCTTCTTCGCAAAACACATTCATCAATGCTGGATTAATCCCAGACATCATGCTTGTATTTTTTTCTGTTGACAAATTTGGAAACCCATTGGTATTTCTCAAATTCCAAAATAAAATATGAGGTGGCACTAATGGTTCTCCATAATGTTCCATTCCTACATTTTTGTAAAGCTTACTAATTTTTGTAAACATTGTCTCTCTGCTTCCACTCCTTTCCGCTTCATCTATTTGCATATCAGACAAGATTACCAATATCATATCTTTTACTTCTTGTGGTGGCAACTTGATCTCTATAATTGCATCCAATATGAGATTCATTGCCGCAAAAAAGTTGGTATTCACACCCCATTCTGCTTTATGTATTTCTTTAACACAAGTTGTAAAATTAGGAGCGTTCGTTAGATTAACCCATGTTGGATTGGCACTAAATGTCATTACTCGTTTTCCAAGAGAAGACATTTCCGCAATACGAATACCCATAGCAATCGCAGCATTTAACGGTTCACCTTTCATTGACCCAGATGTATCTACCATTGCTATCATTTTTCCTAGTTTTCTATTTTGACTTTTATTACTTTCCCATTGCTTGTTTAGTAAAATAATTTGAGATTCTTTATTTTGGCAATGAATCCGTGTATTCAATAACCTTAGTGCTTCTTTTGTAAAATCAACTAGTGAAACACGGCTGCCTTTAACTTTTACATCTTTGTCGTTAATATATTCTTCAAAATTTTTCGCACAATGAATTCTATCTTCGCGATCCGCATATTTGGGTTCTCCATTTTTTTTTATATTCAAAAACGCATTCTTTTGCTTTATTATTGAAATTGATGTTACATTTTTGAAGTTAATTTGAGACCAATTATTGTCACATTGTTTAATTTGAAGGGTGTCCAACTTTTTATTCAATGCCGAAACAATACGTCTATAGTCCATATAACATTTCCTTTTCGCTAGTCTTTGTTGTTCTATTGATTTTGCGTGCCTCAAATAATTTTCAAAATAAGATTCTGCCAATTTATAAAACAACCACCCAAACTTCTTGTTTTCCCTTGGAACCCATTTGGCAACCAAACTAATATTATAATGAAAATCTTCCATATTTTCATAGTCCTTTCTCAATTGTTCATTATATAAATTACAACATTTTTCTATAATCTCATCATACATAATATGTTTCAGTCTTACATCCGTTTTGTAACTAACTTTACAATGATTGCATAAATACTTTAAATCCTTCCATGAACCATACGGATGCTCTTTATCACTTAATTGAACTAATGTAGGTATAAATTCAATTGCCAACTGCGGAAAAAAATGATAAAAATAACGAATCATCATAAATGTCAACTCGTATTCACCTTTACCATTAATGATGTCACGAGTATAACCAATCATTTTATAAAGAAAAGAAATGTATTTTTTATAATCAATGGTTGTATCTTTATTGTCATACAATTCTCTCAATTTCGTTAACAACAAATAAAATTCAGGTACTAACAATGAATCGCATTTTTGGTTACGAACTAACTGAAAATTTATTTGAACTAGTTTTTCTTTAATTGAAGAACTATTTGCTGCCCACGTATATTCATAAGTTCCATTTTCGCCAACTTGTTTTGAATCTAGTTCTTGAATAAGCGCGGACATTTGTTATGTTAATTTCATTTATTACAATACGTTTAAATGGTTTTATAAATGTTTTTTTTGGGTTTTATTTCTCTTGGATCTATAATTTACTTCAATGTGATTTTTTTTTGATTTTACACGATTATTTTGTTTTTCTTTTTCTTTGAAAATAATCAGCAATTCATTTAAATCTTGTAAAATATTTATTGTTGGTTCAATTATTACGTCATTTAAATGATTTATGTTTACCAAAAAATCTTCTTCTTTAATTTTTTCTATGTTGTCTCCTTCAATGAAAATATTATAAAGACATATTGAATATATTTTGTAACGTTTGTTCATTATGCTACAATTGGATTTAAGTATTTTAATTAATTCACCACAAGTTAATAAGTTTGGTGTTTTTAAAATTATATCATCGCGTTTTATTTTTTCCAATTTGTTTTCGTTGTTTACATATAAATATTTTACCTTGATTGTTTCAACATTTTCTTTATAAAAATCTTTATATTGCATCATTGTTTTGTCAAACTCTTCAATAAATTCTAAATCTATACTCTCATCGTCAAATGTTAATTCTGATTCGGTTTCTGTGTCTGACTCATTATTTGAATCCATATTATTATAATGTATATTTTTGATTAGTTATAAACTCATTAACCACTATTATCACTATTGTAATCATAAAACTCGTCATTATTTTTTTCCATTTCTTCTTTTAATTCAGTTTCATAAATCTCATCTAATTTGTCAAAGTATTCATAATCATAATTCGGAAATTTGTAAATTTGTTCGTAAATCTCTTCCCCTACTATTTCTAATTTTTCTAACTTTTGATGCTGATATAAATTCACCATACAATCAATAAAATATAAATACTCATTTAAATCTTCTTCTTTTGTTTGGATCCTGCATTCAGATTCAGATTCAGATTCAAGTTCAGATTCAAGTTCAGATTCAAGTTCAGATTCAGATTTTACACCTAATTGAACCCATCCTTTTTTATTTTTTTTATCTTTTGTTTTTTTCTTTTTACTTTTTTCTTCATTTTTTAATATTGGCCCATAACTTACTTCAAACTGATTTGATTTGTTTACTTTTTTGTCATTTACTATTGAGGGAAAATTTATTTCGTTATTTACAAGTTTCTGCAGTTGTTTTTCTTCTTCTGTCTCCTTTATCTTAAAATTATTCATAGTTTTTGGACGTCGTTCTCTATCTTGTTCTCTATTTCGTTTTCTAGGTCTTTCTCTTTCTGGATGTTCTTCATCTAATAAACACTTGAAACGATTGCTCATTTTTTATTTTGTTATTTGTTTTTTATAATTTAGTTTAATTATATTTATAATATATTCCTTACTTTTAAGTGTTTTTGGTTTTAATTAATAAAAAATATACCTTTTTTATCAAACGACTTAAAGGAAAAGTGCAATCATCTACAATAAGTGTTTGACTAATAATTCAATTATCTCTGTTAACATCTCGAATTACTAAAACATTTTTTAAGTTAAGAGTATTTCCTTAAAAAAAAGGGGACCACTTTAATGTGGCACATTACATTCCTTATTGGAAACCTCTTATATACATCTAATTGTTTTACCCTTTTGTTTCAATGTTATCGACCATGATCTGGAATTTCTTCGATTAATCCAGGCATACTATCATCATCCGATTCTTCTTCTTGAATAATAGTTTCAGTTACAAAACTAAAACTAATATTCGGGTTAGGGTGTAATCTTCTTGTATGTTTTACTTTTGCGATGACGTCATTTGATTCCACCTCCTCTCCAAATACTCGTATGAATAACACCCTCATTATAATAGCGTTCAACTAATATATATACCACTATATTTAAACAATTATTATCTTTCTCAATATTACCGGTTTCTTCATCTTCTTTAATTCTCCTTATTAAAAGGTCAATAGAGCCTTTAATTAACATCTTTATATTGTCGGGAACCTGTCTCATTCGTCCCAATGCTGTATCCAAATTTCTAAAAGGTTCATACCGACCATACGCATATTGGCTCCTTGCTGTTAGACTTGGTGACAGAAAGGCCTTGCGTTCGCAGTATTTTATAGTATTTTCGATTATTTGAATAGATTTTCTAAATATATTTTTGGTATTCTTTTTAGGTAAATCAAAAGAGGGTATTTCAGCAGTCGTAGCAGTCATCTCATTATATAATTTTTCGGCTTGTTGTATTGCGGCCAGGATTAGCTGTTCCAAATGTTTATAATCCTTGTCAATTTCGGGTTCATTACTTGCTCCAGTTGCTCCAGTTGCTCCAGTTGCTTCACTCATTATATATATATAATGGTTAAAATCCGAATTAGGGCGAGGGCGAGGGCGAGGGTTAGAGTTATATGAATTCTCTCTATTGAGAACACGTTCCCGTTGCGAAGTTGGACCAGGCAGAGTAGCGGTATAAATTTCAAAATGGAACACTAATAGTCAATTATTTTATGTAGTGTTAATATTAATATCATTTCATTTTTTTATAAATATTGTATAAATATTATATCATTAAAATTTTACTATTTTACAAAAACTGGAAAAACACAGTTAATATATTTGTATACGCAATAATTAACTACAAAAGTGTAACGGTTTCTTATTGTTTTATTAAACATATTTCAATACTATTTTGTATCTAACAGCAATAAGATTTGTATATTTAAAATTGAAAAATTATTTATAAATATATACAGGAGATAGCAAAAAAAATACCACAAAAAATAACTCAAATATAAAAATCATTTTAGCAATTTAATAAGCAAACAATTTTTTTAGCATTTACTGTTTTCATTTCTTTATAAAAAAATATTATTTTATTAGAATTAATATTTTTTACTTTTTTCAATATTGCTTTTTATTTTAAATGTCATCTATATTCACTTCTTCTTCCTCTTCAAAGGCAATATTATGAACTAGTTTATTGCTTTTTAAATTTTGATTCATCATTTCATAATATTCATCTTGACCGTTATCTAAAAATTGAATATCTTCAGTATCATTCACATTTTCACTTGTCATCATATTTGCTGACAACAACCGCCAATTTATATTTTTTACTGTTTGCTTTAGTTTTTCTTTGTCTTCATCACTATATACCTCTAATAAATCACAATTTTGTAACTTGTTTCCATTCCCATTTGTTTCGTATTCACGAATTCCTATTAATAAGAGTGAACCAACAGTTACAAAATTATCACGCTTTCCTCTGCCTCTAAATTTTCCTCTTATATGGCATAATCTAGTTTCATTATCATCACACAATACGTTACACATTCCGTTTCCTAAAAGTTTTATAACTTGTGAATACTTCTCATGTTCATTAGTCGAAACTCTTAATGTAGTAGTCGGTCTAACTATCGTTGCCTTTCTTGCTACACCTTTTGTCTTTTTTCCACCAAAATTTTTTACCATTGTGAAGTGCTTTTATTAAATTGTTGTTTTGTTTTGTTTTTAATATATTATTTGTTTCATTTTTTTTATTTAATCTATAACAAATAAATCTAAATATGATATTTCTTCTTCTTCAATATTGATTACATTTTTGTTTCCATATTTTCTATAAAAATTAACTAAATTACACTTTTTTTCTATTTCTCCTATTGATTTTTCTTGTATTTCTTTCGATAACTCATCTGTAAAATAATCAATTTCTTCATAAAATTCGTTTTCATCCTCTTCATCTTCAAATATTATTTCTTTTTGTTCTTCGTCCTTATATGCTTCATATAAAGCAAATAGATTCGTCCAATATGGTGTATCATATGCGTAATATTCCCATTTTTTCAAATACCTTTCCTTATAATTTTTTGCTTCCTTTTTAAATCTTTCCAACTGAAATATTCCTATAAAATCGTTTTTATTTGTAGCATATTTGGCATCCTCTTTTAATGTGGTTGGATACTTTGTTTTGTAAACATATAATTCCTTCAATTGTTTCTTTTTATCATTTTCTATATACACTGAACGGTGCATTTTTGTGTTTATCTTTATTGAGTAGTAATTTATTATTTTTGATAATATTATCGTGCGTTTTAATATAAATTCATCTTTATAACATTTTTCTAATAAAGCATTTGTTTCCTTCATTTTGACATTTTTGTTTATTTTTATATGACATCCCATTTTATCTATAACTTTTGAATGTAATTCTTCCAACTCTTTTACATCATTATACTTTTCACATTGCATTAAAATTGTTGCCATAAAAACAAAATTATCTTGCTCTAATATTAACGAAATAATCTCGTTATTAACATCTTCTATTTCATCAAAAGTAACATCAAATTGTAATCCCATATTGCGTAACATAAATGTATCTAATGTGTATGGTCTAAAAATTAAATTATCTACTATCAACTTTATAAATAAAGCCAAATCTTCATCCTCATTTTCTAATTTTACCTTTTTTAATTGAATAAACATATACTTTTCAAATGTAGGATTTAATATATAATAAAAATCATAATATATTTGAATTATAAAATTAGTAACTTCACAGTGATACCCTGAATAAAAATACTCAAAGGCCCAAAATAAAGATTCTTTATTATCTTTATTTAGCAAAGCCATTATCAAATTGCCCTTTACTTCCGATAGTTCGTATAAGTATCGCGTCAATTTATACATTTATGTTTTAGTAACAACTTATTTCTCCAAAATATTTTTTGCGAATTGTTTTAATAAAAGAAAATCATTTTTTTCTTTTATTAATATATACAAAAAATGCCATCTGCTTGGAATATGTTTGTAAAAAAAATTTTCGAAGAAGGTCGTAAACAACAAGGTAAAACTTATAAGTTTAGTCAAGCCCTTAAAGATGCTAGTAAGCGTAAGGCTGAAATGGGTGTAAGTGCGGTTAACACCGTTGTTAACAAAGTCACTTCCAAAATAAAAAATGTTACTAATAAATTAAGAGGAAGCAAAAACGCTAAAAAAGCAAAATGCATTCAAAATTGCGAAAATGATGGTAAACAAGAAGAAAATAAAAAGAAAAAAAGAAAATCTAAAAAACGTTCCAAGAAAGGTGGCAGAAAAAGAAAAACTAGAAAAACTAGAAAAAATAATAAACAAATGTAACAAACAAAATTAAGAAACAATTCTTTGATTCGATAACTTAACTCCAATATTGAAATAAATCATTGAACTTATTTATTGTTTCTTCTATTGTCATTCGTTGATTTGGATTTAGCGATAAATTTTTGTGTAATATTTCTTGAAATAAACCCATAAACTTCATTTGCGTTTTATATCCTTGCATTATGTTTTCTACCAAATGTAAGTATAATATGCTAACACCATAGTTATCCCATGTTTTATTATGGTTTATTAACTTAATCATTATTTCTTCTTTATTTTTATTTATAAATTGCTCCAAATATTGATGGCATTCTTTCTTAATTGTTTTTTCAGTTTGTCCTTTTAAGATATTCTTCATATTTTCAACATATTTGTCTATTATTTGATTTATTTTGTATTTACACAAATTTGCCTCTTCCATTTTATATAAATAAAACAACGCATGAACCTCAAATGGTTTAAATGTAAAATTTTGTGGTTTTATTATAAAAATTTTTAAAATATTTTATAACATCATTTTTATTTGTTCTATTTTCATTTATTTTACTTTCCATTAAACTTGTTTCAAAATCATATAAAAGACAATGCGGATTATAAATATCCTTGAATTTCAT